TTGACGGTGATGAATACTTTGATAAAACAGCAAATGGTCGAAGAATCAAACGTTGGCGATTATACGATGAGCGTGAAGATCGCTTAATGAAAGCATCGCATGTTAATCACCCATCAGGTGTGTGGGTTCGAGCCAATGTTGCAAATTATAGATGGTTGTTTACGATGTGGGAATTTTTGTGTGAAGAATATACTTTTCGTTATGGCAAAAAACATGCATGTAGTCGCCTATTAAATTGTTTAGATGTAGCACCAAATAAAATACCTGGCGGAGATTTTTATCCACCAACACCAGCGATGCCTGATGAATGTAAAATCGCCGGTAACTCCTTGGCGTCCTATCATAAATACTATATTGAGCGTAAAGCACATTTCGCTAAATGGACAAAAAGAGAGATACCGTTGTGGTATAAAACTGCATGAGCATATTAAGAGAAGTAACGGATGAAAAACATCGCCGAGTAGAAAATTTACCTTTCATTCAGTATTTGTTGAGAGGTGAAATAACAAAAGAACATTACATATATTATTTGTATGAAATGTTGCAGGTGTATTCTGTGCTTGAAGATTTTTCTAAAAAAGCTGGACTGTTTGGTGGTTTAGATGGACTTGAAAGAACTTACAGAATACAACAGGATTTAAATGAGTTGAATCCTAATCATGAACATGTATTGGGTGATCATACAGTAAGATATATGGATTATCTGTATGAATTATATCGATCAGAAAATAATCATCAGTTATTTGCTCATGTTTATGTCCGCCACCTTGGTGATATGTATGGTGGAAAATTAATTTCTCGAATCGTTCCTGGTTCTGGTGAGTGGTATAAATTTGATAATCGTGGTGAGTTGGTAAAAGAATTTAATAAAAGACTGAAACTTGAACATGCAGGTGAAGCATTAAAAGCTTTTGATTTCTGGGAACAAATTTTTACTGAAATGTGGATTAAATTACCTAAATAACTTTACAATATGCCAACATATACGTTCCGTAATAAAGATACGGGTGAGATTTTTGAACATGTAATGAAAATGTCTGAATATGACGATTACATGAAATCAAACCCCTCAATAGAGCGCTACCATGAAGCGCCAGCTACCCTCGTTGATCCCACCACCGTTGGTGCTTTAAAGCCACCATCCGATTTTCAAAAATACGTAATAGGAAATATAGAAAGAAGAAACCCTGGTCGAGCACATTCGAAAAAATATAGTGTACCAAAAGAATGGTGATGTTGTAATTATATCATGCTAACTTCCTGTAGGAGAAAGTATGGCAAAACGAAAAGGTATTGAAACAAAAGCAGCACTTTTGCAACAACACTTTAAGGGAGAATTAAGAAAAGAAAATGAGAATGAATTGGGTGACTGGTCAAATGAAAATCTACAGAAAAACAGAGAAAGGTATATGCGACAACACTTCCCGTGGTTAGTGGAAGGACACAAATCGCCAGGATAATGAAGAATTTTAATCATGTAAAATTGAGTGAACTTGATTTTGAATTAGAATCAGAAACAACAGAAACGGGTAGGACTTACAAGACACCAGGAGGAAAATCCTACCCGTCTATCACAACCGTATTATCAAACTACAATAAAAAAGCAATTTACGAATGGCGCCAAAGAGTTGGTGAACAGGAAGCTAATCGCATTTCAAGAGCTGCATCTGGCCGTGGTACAAAACTGCACAACGCTGTTGAGAAATATCTTTTGAATGAAATGAGTGATCTAAAGTATCAATCGATGATGCCTGATACGAAAGAGTTATTTCTCAAAGTGAAACCTTTCTTAGATAATCATATCGGAAACATATACGGTATAGAACAACCGTTATATAGTGACAGATTGCGAATTGCAGGTCGTTGTGATTGTATTGCAGAATGGGAAGGTGAGTTATCCATTGTTGATTGGAAAACATCGACTAGAGTAAAAGATAAAGATCATATACAGAATTATTTCATGCAATGTTCGGCATATGCAGAAATGTTTGAGGAAAGAACTGGTAAACCAATCAATCAAATCGTGGTAGCTATTGCGGTAGAAGATGCTTCATCACCATCTATTTTTATAGAAAATAAATCTGATTATCTTTTGCCTCTCCAAGAATACATTTTGCGATATAATAGTCCCATATAAATAGGTAATGAAAAAATTATTGTCAACTTTACTGTTTCTTCCTGCGTTAGCTATAGCACAGGTCGAATATGTGCATTTTGAGACAATCTGTATTGATCAAAAAATGCTTGAAGAAACGACTGCAAAACATGGTGAAAAACCTTTTATAACTGCCGTAGGTCATAGATTAGTAGGCGATAAAAAAGTATTTCATCCTGTTGTGATGTTTATGAATCCAAATACTAAATCTTGGACTCTGGTTGAAAGAGTTGAACCAAATTCTTTTTGTGTCATTGGTGTTGGCACAAAGATGGAACCATTTTTTAGTAAGTAAAAATTATTTTTTTATGTGATGGTACGAACCGAGTATTCTGGTAGCAAAGGCGAAAGCTGACCATCACACCTAATTCGTTGAAGGTTGTAAAAAATGCGTTGGACGGCGGTGCGATTCCGCCCATCTCCACCAAAAGCATATCTAGTTATGTGTTAAGGCAAAATGCCCTGCAACGGCACATAATGAACTTGCTATGTTGCAGTAGTATGGTATGCTTCTGATGGGGATGAAATAGTTTCGACAGCGTATGTAATGAACAACTGGAGAATCGGCAACGCCAAAGCCGTTAGGGTTGAGACTACTCGGCCGAAGAAGCAAACAAGTAAATGCAAACGATGAAAGATTTGCGCTGGCAGCCTAACCGCTGACCGGAGTTTTCGGTGATTGAACTTGGCAACAGAATCAATCACCATTCTTAATTAAGGAGATTGTAATGACTAAAGTATTAAGCACAGTAGTAGCAACACTTTTTGCAACAGCAGTAATTGCAGCTGAGCCACCAAAAAAAGCTGGCCCGCCGAACATTCCTGAAAATCCAAATGCAAAAAAAGTAGAACCTAAAAAAGAAGCAGCAAAACCTGCTCCTAAGAAAGAAGCACAGAAGAAATAATGGCAAATTACAAGAGAAAGAAATCCAAACGCTCTTGTAGATGTACATTGTGTACAAAGTTTGCATGGATGGGTAATTCTAAACAACGCAAACATGTATCCGATATTCGTAATGATGATAAAGTGAAAAGTTATGCCTCTTATTTTGCAACCTATTCAGGAGATTAAACAAGCTTCTGAACCAATTATTGATAAGGTCGAAAACACACCGATTGATTTTGTAGCTTCTTTATGGATTGTGTTATTGTTTTTTGTGTTGTACATTTTTCGGAAACCCATTTTAGGTTTATGTGTTTTCTTCCTTAAATTTTTAGTATTATTCATATTTGCTTATTTGACATACGTATTGACATGAAAGTAAAAATCGGACCTTATAAAAATTGGATTGGGCCATATCAAATTGCCGAAAAGATCCTATTTTTTATTCCAAAATACGATAAAACAACATTTGAATACACGAAAGCGTATGACAAGTATGTTCACGGCTTTGGTGAATGGTTAACTCAAGACAAAAATGGAAACCCTTCGTGGTTGACTAAACTTTGCCATTGGATTGAATCCAAACGCAAACGAACTATCAAAGTTAAAATTGACCGATGGGATACTTGGTCAATGGATCACACATTGGCACTTATTATTTTGCCAATGCTAAAACAATTAAAAGAAACAAATCACGGTGCACCTTTTGTAGATGATGAAGATGTGCCAGAAGAATTGCGTAGTACATCAGCACCACCAAAAGAAAATGAGTGGGACACCGATGCCAATCATTTCAAAAGATTTGAGTGGGTAATGGATGAAATGATTTGGACATTTGAGCAATTAGTTGATGATGACAATGATGCACAATTTCATTCTGGTAATTCAGATTTAAAATCTGTGCCGTGTGAGTGGGATGAAAAAGGTGAACCAAAAATGTATTCTTTAGAACATGGTCCTAATCACACCGCAGTATTTGATAAAGAAGGTTATGATAAACATAATAAACGAATACAAAACGGTCTAAGGTTGTTTGGTAGATATTACCGCAATCTTTGGGACTAAATAAGATACCAGCATACACACAACCGCTGGTGACACACAAACACACAGGAGAAAATTATGTCAAATATGACACCGTTTGAAATACGGCTAGAGCTACTCAAAATGGCGAGAGATATGCTCAATGACGATTATTATGGTAAGCGTGAACAAATCGCCAATCAATGGTCAGTAGATTGTGATACTGCCAAACTCAAAGGTGAGGACCCACCGAAACATCCAGGGTATCCACCATTTCCCTCTGAATCAGAAGTTATCGCCAAAGCAGCGACTTTGAATAATTTCGTTTCGAATATAACCGTAGATACTAAAACAACAACTAAAAAATCTACCTGATGGGACAAGGACGGCTTCGGCCGTCCCCTAACAATTAAGGAGAAGTCATGAAAAGAGCAATAGTGCTTTTCACAATTAGTTTGATTGCATTTACTATAGGATTTACCGCACTTTCGGTAACAAATGTTGTAAAAATACCTTACAAAGCTTATTACGCTTTTATGTCGCCTGATGCAAAAGAGCAAGTCGAATGTTTGGCAGAAAACATTTATTTTGAATCGGCACACGAGCCTACGAAAGGCCAAATAGCGGTGGCATTTGTAACAATTAACAGAGTCAAATCTGGACATTTTGAGAATGATATTTGTGGTGTTGTTAAACAAAAAATTAGAGGCACTTGCCAGTTTTCTTGGTGGTGCGAAGAACGACCAAAGGCAATATCAGTCGCAAAGAGCTTGACAAACAGCAACAGTCCGTTGTATAATGATATTCGTAACTTAGCAGTTTATGTTTATGCGAACCATGATAAGATTGAAGATCCATCAAAAGGTGCTTTGTTTTATCATGCAGATTATGTTAACCCACAATGGAGAAATATGGAACATTTAACAACAATTGGTCGCCATATTTTTTACATACGAAAGGATATGAAAAATTGGACAAATTCGATTTAAAAAAAGGTGATAATACGGTTGCTCTTTGTATCACATCAGTAATTTTAACGGCACTAATTGCGATTGGTTGGTACAACATTCATGATCGCAGTTTAATGGCAGAAAACATTAATCGTGCCGTTGAAAAGGGAATCGACCCATTATCAGTACGCTGTTCATATGTACAAAGTCAAGATATTATTTGTATCGCATTTGCAGCTTCAGCTCAATCACACAATGTAGCGCAACAAGCAACATCTAGAAAATAAGGAGTTTTATATTATGGCAGTTAAACAAATGACAATTAATAAATTATCGGAACCAGATAAAGAAAAACTTTACAAGATCATCAAAGAATGTTCCGATTCGATGGCAAGAATTGATGGCGAACAAGACTTTATTCGTGAATCGATTGCAGAGACCGCAAAGAAAATGGAGTTACCTAAAAAACTGGTATCACGTTTGGTCAAAGTTTATCATAAACAAAACTATGATGAAGAAGTGGCAGTACACGAACAATTTGAAACTCTTTATGAATCGGTGGTAAAATAATGGCTCGTTATACTTTTACATGTGAACACTTTGATTATGATATTTTCCGTGGTGATGAAGAACATGCTTCATCAACTCATACCACAGAATTTAAGGCAGGTAGTTTAGATACTGTTTTAGAAAATTTCGAATCATTTCTGCGTGGTGCAGGTTTCCATTTTACTGGCGTTTTGGATATAGTTAAACCCGATGAAGAAATTGAAAGTGATAATCAATGGGATTTTTCTGGTATTCCACAAAATAATTTTCCTTTTGTATCTACACCTGAATCAAACGATATTACGCTTGACTTAGGTGCTGCACAACCTGCTCTTTCTTTTCCTTTAAATGATGATGTTATTCAATTTCCAACAGAGGCATCTGAAAGGTGTCCTATTTGTAAGATACCAAAGTCAGTAATGAAATCTGAAAAATGTTATGATAATCAATGCCCAAAAACTTCATGGTTAATGGATTTAGATTATAAACTCGCAAGTGAGAAGTAATGGCAACAAGAGAAGAAATGCGTAAGTTCGCTGTGAAGATAGAAGGTATGGTCGCAAACACGGATTATACTTATCTTGAAGCTATAGTAGAATATTGCAAACAAACTGGACTTGAAATAGAAGTTGCAGCTTCTCTTGTAAATTCAACACTCAAGGCTAAGATGCAAGAACAAGCAGAGAAAGCCAATTTACTCAAAGTGAAAACTTCTAGACTTCCGATATGAATGGTTATGAAACATTTGAAATCTTCCAATCACTAAAACTGCATTTTACAACCGACAAATACGATTATTTTAAGTATGGTGGTAAAACAAACGTCAGTATAACCAACTTTGAAAATCGTAAAGACAAATACCATTATTACAAACTGTCAAGAAAATTTAATCAAAAAGAAGAATTAATTGACTTTATAGTTTCTAATTTTGTTGAAGATTCAGTAACATGGATTGGTGATTTACTATTAGATGATGCACAACAAAAGTATCTGAAAAGACAAAAGGTAATCCAGTCATTATCGTATACCTTTGAGAATGATTGTAAAGATCTTTTTTCGCACATAAAAGATCCGAATCATTTACTTAGAGTTGTGAATGGTGAATACCCAATGTTGCTTACAATGGGATTGCGTAAAGAAGTAAACATAGAAACTATAATTATTTTAAATAAAATTTTACAATTCATTCCCGTTTGGACACAACAGATTACCGATACAATTCGATGGCCAGATTACCGAAGAAAACTTGAAAAGTATACCGCATTTTTACCAGAAGATGTAGTAAAATATAAGTTGATTTTGAAGAAAGTGATAAATGATAACTAAGATTTACCTAGACATGGATGGTGTTCTCTGTGACTTTGAAAAGAAGTTTAGAGATTTGTATGGCCAAGAATCCTTAGAGAAGCGTGATAGAAAAGAATGGTCAAAGAATTGGGAAGATTTCATTCTGAATAAAAATGCTTTTGAAGAGCTTGAGTGGTTTCCTGGTGGAAAAGAATTATTATCTTACATACAGAAACATCCAAAAATTCATGTAGAAATTCTTTCTTCTTCTGGTGGAGAAAAGTTTCATGGTGAAGTAACAGACCAAAAAATTAAATGGCTTCGCTCAAATGGTATTCATTATAAAGTAAATATTGTGCCTGGTAGAAAACACAAGAAAGAATGGGCAACACCTGACGCTGTAATTATTGATGATACACCTGATGTAATTGTGGCTTGGAATAAAGCAAATGGTATTGGCATACTTCACAAAGATGTAAAAGATACCTTAAATACGCTTGATAATTTACTAAATAAATGATATACTATGTTTTTGTGGATAAGTCGTTTATATACCGTTAATAATCCGTTTATACGAAAGGAAATACTATGAGTAGTTTCGCAAACCTAAAACGTGGTCGTTCTGACCTCTCTAAACTTACCAAAGCAATCGAAGCAACAGCGCAACCTGCTGAAGGCGGTGGTGCAGATGATCGTTTTTGGAAACCTTCTGTTGATAAAGCAGGAAATGGCATGGCAGTTCTGCGTTTTCTTCCTGCACCTCAAGCTGATGGTGATGATGCTCTTCCTTGGATTCGTGTGTTTTCACATGGATTTCAAGGACCTGGTGGTTGGTTAATTGATAATTGCTTGACAACAGTAAATCAAAATTGTCCTGTGTGTGAAGCAAATTCTACATTATGGAATTCAGGCATCGAAGCAAATAAAAACATTGCTCGTGACCGTAAACGTAAACTTTCATACATCGCTAATGTGTTGATTGTTTCTGATCCTTCAAATAAAGAAAATGAAGGTCAAATCAAACTGTTTAAGTTTGGTAAGAAAATCTTTGATAAGATTACAGAGGCTATGAATCCTGACCCGGCATTTGCTGATGAGAAGCCAATGAATCCTTTTGATATGTGGGAAGGTGCAAACTTTAAACTGAAAATTCGTAAAGTTGATGGTTATCAAAACTACGATAAATCAGAGTTTGAAAGTCCTTCTGCAATATATGATGGTGACGATGACAAGTTGGAAGAATTGTGGAAGAAAGAACATTCTCTAAAAGAGTTTGTTGAACCAAAACAATTCAAGTCATACGATAAATTGAAAGAGCGCCTAGATAAAGTTCT